AAAATCCCTTTCGTCAATTTCTTTTTCAACCTTAATGATCGCAAAAGTAAAATAAATAGCGTCATACAAAAGATAAGCAAGGTCAGTACGCTTTTTCTTCTCATCATCTGATATATCCATTGTTGAAAAAAACCGCTTTAACTGATTCAGTTCGTCAAATCTCGGCATCCTCGACCTCTATAACCTCATTCGGTTGTTTTTCCTCACTTTCGTTAATTTCCTGCGGATAAAGAATATCCATTCTCTTTTGTGACTCAATAGCCACCTGTTCAGGATCAGCAAAGAATCCCACGGATTTGATTGCCCTTTCAGGATAAATACCACTATCAAGCAGAATCTTCATTGTTTCTGCCTTTGTAAGCATATTATCCATCTTTGAACGGCTTATCTTTATCTCTATATCAGACACTTTAAGGCCTGTCTGCTTGTCTACCGAGAGTTTATAAAGCAGAATCCGTAAGAATTGCTTTTCAGCCTTTTTGAATGACGGCTCTGACAATTCAGCACGTTTCTCGCTATCAAGATAACCATTTCGGAGTGATACCGCACCCTGTGTATCGCCCCCGGTGTTACCTTCACGATTGGCAATGCCCTGAATAACCAAAATAGAATTAAACAGATCGTCCTTTGCGACCTGACTCTCACTCTGGTTAAGTTCGGAACTCATTATGTCAACATCGGCTTTGTTCTCACCGTTGTTTGACTTGACGATAAATGCGCCCATCTGTCGAAGTTCCTTGAACTTCTCCCCATCCATTTCACAGTTAATAAACTTAATGAATGATTGAACAAATTGCTGTATGCCATCCTGCCTATCAGAAGCCATTTCGTTTATAGCATCCGACAAGGATATTGTTACTTCGATATCCGACAAGCGGTTTTCGTTGTTGGGATATTCGATAACCGGGATTGACAAAAATCCGTTTACACCACTTTCATCAATCTTGTTTTCACGGATTTTGAACCATGATTCCCTTGTATAGACAAAGTAAAGTGTCCTATTATTTTCATCCTTTATCTTCTGGAATGAAAATGCCGGAATGTTGTTGTTGTAGTAAACAACCGCCGTAGTTCTCGGATCGGGAACATCTATTCTGAAATTTGTCTCGTCCAAAAGGCTTGATCTTCCATCATCGTTAGCAATCAGGCGATAAGACGTACCGCAAATGCTACGCCAACGAGCCAAGCAAATATCAGAGTATGCCTTATCCTCGTTCTCCATGATTGAGTTAAGGTCTGCTATTTCCTTTGACTTTGTTTCATCAGTTCCCCTTAATACATACTGTATAGGTTCACTTGCTATATCCGCTGTCTTTGTTTCGACAATAAAATAAGCCGTGTTATGCACGACTTTGTTGTTGATTTCAGGTCTGATTTGTTTTTCTCTGTATAAAACAGGCTGATTGCCAAGATAGTAATTATATAGATAATCTATTTCTTCGGAATTTTGGGAAAAATCTTTTAGTACCTTTGATAATTCCTTGCAGATATTATCCCGTGTGATCTTTGATGCGTTTGTGTATAAGACTTTGCGCCCAAAAGAATTGTAACATACCTTATTGAACGGTTTACTGTTCTTTTTCAGGTCTTTCATGTTTTCTCCAACGAAAAAAGGACGGATAATCCGTCCTTGACACTTCTACAATTTTACTATATACCAAACAATTCAACTAACGTCAAGCACAATTTTGACATTTTAACCATATTTTCTGATTATTATCTTAAATTATCTGACTTTATGATTTTTTTCAGACACTTTAACGCCCGGTTGTTCTTCATATACACCGCATCCTTGCTGATTGAACGTCCTTCCCTTTTTGAAAGTATCTGTGCTATCTCATCCATTGGCTTGAACTCAATGTAGTGCATATATACTATGTCCTGCCAATCTTCACGCGGTAATGTGAAGATTTCCGTTTTTGCTTTCATCTTCTTATCTGCAAAATCATCAATAAGGCTATCAAGTTCGTTTTCTGCTATTATGATCTTGCACATCAGGTTTGCCAGACGATCCTCTGTCGAGTTTTGCACACGCTGATTCAACGGAACACTCAAAGATGTTGCCGCCGCCCGTAGTTCGTCTATCCTCTCCTGCTTACGTCTGATTATCTCGTTAAGTTCCTTCAATTCTTCGTACATACTATACCCCTTTAATGTAATGTGGCTCACTATCGCCCAAACAAGTGACTTCTATCCTCTCTTTATACATCCGACTGTCATTAATCACATGGCTTCCGTATAGTGCTTGCTTGATAATCTCTGGGTCAATTTTGGGTGATTTTAGCGTAAACATTCGCATTTCTTCAGGAAAAACCGACCCGCAATATTCACATTGACCGTTGTATAATGGCGCACCGCAATTCTTACAATTCATATCTTCACCTAAAAGGATTCATTATCACATCAACTATGCCGTTTCTCTGCCGCTCGTACACCCTTGCGGTCTGTGCAAGGTTATCAATCGCATCATCCGTCTTGTTCTTACCTTCCGTAGTCCATATAAAGACGTGGTTTAAGGCTAATTGATACTGATTTGACCGCGTATAGGTTGTGTTCTTCACGCTTTCGTCTATAAATTCAAGATTCTGCTTTACCCAATCTGAATACCCGATTATCTTCTCTTCCTTGCTCATTCCTTCCGGCGCGGTAAAAGAAGTCATTTTGCATCGGTAATATCCTGCGTTATGCAGGGCTTGTGTCAGTTCATCATCAAATACTCGACCTATACCGTTTCGCTCATACTGCACTTCGCTGATGTTATGTGCCATAATCTTCGCTACAAGCATCGGAATAGACTTACCCTTTGTTTCTTTGGTGTAAACCCAATCAATGATAGGCTTTCTTTTGCGGCCTTTAACTTCGGCTACAATAACCATCGAAAGATAATCACCACCACCAACAGCAGGATCAAGTATACCTATGATTTTCTCAATGGGTTCGGCAATCTCCCCGTTGAAGTAGTTAAGCTCGTTGCGGTTTATCAGGATTCCTTCACGGACAAACGGGGCTTGCTGATACTTCGCCATCCATTCAGGTTCGTCAAGCTGTTCGCGCATATTTCGGTAGTATTCCGTAGTAAAACCATTGATAACATAGTTAAAGTTTGACTCGTCTTTCTCATTGAGTGCCGGGATTTTGCGGAAGCGGTATAACGGATCATCCCCATGTAACTGTTCAAGACGATATAAAGGGTCATAGACATTCCACAATGTACCGACCATTAACTGTGCCGAACCGGGGAATAAAAATTCTATGTCTATGTCAAAGCCAAAATCTATCTCCTGTGGATCAGGATCATAACCAGACATACGGTCAACCATCTTGTTAAGGTATTCCTGCCATGTGTTTTCCATTCGGATAGGTGATAAGGAATGTTCGCGGTCACGAACTAAATCGTCTACATAAAGCACACCATCCCATGAAACGTCCACCGCACCCGTCCATGTTGCATCTATCGAACGGCACGTCAAGGTTGAGAACCTATCCGGCTTGTCAAGGTTGATCGTAAAATCTTCGGCACTCTTATCACGAATGACCTTCCGTGCGTTTTCATGCCAAAACTTATATATTTGACCAAATCGGTACTCCGAACTGTCAAAAAGGTTCATCAGTTCCTTGTAAAACCCTTTTGTCAGCACTCCTGAATGACCGCCCATAGCACTATGACTATTCGGACGGCGCATAGCCAACCATGTGAGCGCAAATATACAGATAGTGGATTTACCTGTACGCGGTGGCTCGGAAACACCAAGAAACTTGATTTTTCGGTTAAACAAGTCCTCTATGTCATGTGCTACCACCTGCAACGGATTCATTCTCGGAAGATAAAACCTCTTGTCCTGCGGTCTGTCTTGCTCCATGAAGAACATATAGGCTTCCAAATCCCAAAATGACCGAAGCAGACAAAGATTGTAGAACCCATCAAGAAGATATGTGCCGCCGTATTCCTTTGTTTTGCGCTCCATATCCCAAAAATCCGTGAATCCCGCCGCCTTGACCGTGTTAGTCACTTTTTTTGCCGCTTGCAAAGCCAAATCTCGCCCGTATCTGTATTCTTTCAACGTGAAAATAGCGTATGTCGCATAATTAACATACGCTTCAAGTGCCGCTTCACTTAATATTCCGGCTGATTCCTTATCAAGTTGTGCTACTAATCCTTTAAGATCGTCAAATTCAGCCATTTTTCAAACTTCTTGTCGAATTATATAAATCTATATCCGCATACTGTTTCTGTAAGGTTATATCTGTACGCCTAAATGGACAATCACCCGTTTTTGGTGTTTCCGATAATGCCCAACATACTCCATCACAATTTGCGAAACATTCTCTATCACACTTTGTCTTTTTTACCCAAGCTATCATTGATTATCCCTTTTATTACGTCCATATATCCAACCTTGCGCTCTATCCGTGCCGTTGTTTCCCGATACTCTTCATCCCAAAATCGGACTTCAACACCTCTTGCACCAGACCGCCGCATCATTTCTTCCGCTAATATCAAAAATCCTACCCGTTGCATACCTTTACCGTGAAGCTCTCGTTGATCGCATTGCCAAGAACACGCACGAACTTTTCATCATTCGCCAAGTCCTCATACCCCAAGTGATTCAATATCCCATGCATCATCTCATGCACTATCGTTGACACCTTCATTTCGTCCGGCATTTCCTTATTGACCTTTATCAGACATTCCCGATAATCTATTTGTCCAAAATGACAGTCTGAATCAAACTCGTCCTTTACCTCTACTACCTCATGGGGTACTCCGCATATCTTTACTCTCATCTTCTCTCCCTTCGCGTAAGCGAAAAATTTTTTTTGAAATTTTAGCCGTTATATAGCATCTGCTTGATTTTCTTCCGCGCTACCTCGATACTTATATTCCGTTCGTGGCATATGTCCTCGATCTCGCCCCACCCATCATCTTCCTTGATCTCCGGCAGGACTAATTCATTTTCGACTATCTCTATTGCCCCACATTTCCGTAATTCGTAGATGTTTACTATGAGTTTTGCCAGAGATATATCCTCAAATTCTATTCTATTCGGTACTCTTATACTTATTATTTTCGTGTCCTTACTTGGCATTGGGGTTTACCCCTTTCTGTATTTTTGACCTTAAAATGTGCTACAAACCGCTTAACCAATAGGGTTTACCCCATTTTTATTGCTTTTACCCCGTTTTCCCCCGTTTTTGTTGATTTCATTAGGGTTTACCCCGCTTTTTGTTTTTTCGGAACTTGCGGGGGTAAGTTGCCGCCCCCTGCCCCGATTGCATAGACCCCCCAGGGATCATCAGGACAGACCGCCGCAAGTGCTGAAAGTGTCAACTATTCGTTAAAGTAATCTTTGACGAATACATCAAATGCACTTTAAAACGTCCACAAATGCCGTAAAATCAAGGCTTTTCGGGTATATCAATGTTGTTTGCTATCCTCTTTAAGTCCTCAAATGATAGCGATTTTTTAACTGCTTCATGTGTAACTATGTTCTGCCGGGTATATAGTAACCCCGTTTCAATATCATTGTTCGCAAGTGTGAGTATTCCAAGCGGGCTGTTATTTAATCTATTCTGAACGTAGGTTTTTCGCGCTATTTGGAGTAAGTCTCTTACGCCCGTTACGTATTTATCAATAGTTTCGATCTTATACCCGGTTAACCGTTCGAATCCGTAAATACTTGGAAGCGCATTCCATGTCCCGCATACTGCAATATATACCTCAATCAATGCGTGTATATTCTCTTCTGATAGTTCTATCCTGCTTTTAATGCCCCCGCTTCGCGTGTTCTCTTTATCCTTGAAAAGGTTGTTAAAAGCTACCCGCAAGAACGCATTTATCTGATTGCTGTCTGGTTTATCAATCTGCATCTCAAGACAACAACCCCTTATAATGATGTTTATTTGCTGTATATAATAGTCACTGTCTATATATTCGATCACGTTACCGACTTCATTATTGTTCATTGTCTGCCGTCCTTCCTTCCTTGCGTCCCATATCAAAAAGCCGTTAACATTGCAACCCCAAAATGAGGACAATAAAAAAGAGCGGTGATATTCTGCCGCCCTTCCTGCTATACCCTTATATAATTGTCATGCCGTTTCGATACGGTCTATATCTGTTATGCAGACTTGATATATGTCATCACATAGCAGAACATTCGATCCGATGAACTCTACCTTGTCAACATACAGCTTGCCGCCGTCATATAATACGATATACATATATACACCCCCTTCTTTAAAACGTTTCAATACTTGCAAAATGTTCTAGCTCTTCTGTTATCCCTGCCGGGTTTTTTGCGTATATCTCCAACCACTTATCAAAATGATAATATAAGTATGATTCGAGATTGTCTATGTTTTCCGGCTTCCTTGCTAATGTCCTGATTGCTTCCGCGAATCTCTTTGAATATTCTATGTTGTTATTCATGCCGCCGCCCTTCCTTCCTGCTTTTCACTAAACCACTTTTCGCGGTATTCCTGATAATCTGCTTCCGTCTGCATATCCCTACAATTTACGGGCAAAAGCAACGCCATCATATTATCGCTATAAATAGGGGCTGTTCTTTTCTGATATCTGATCTTGTTTGATCCCGTGTATTCGATTAAGTCAATAAGGAAAAACGGGTTGTATCCTACGTAGCCATCCGGGGTTTTAATGATATAGGGGATTTTATCCCACTTGGAACGGGTTTTTGTTATCTTTGCAAAATATTTGAGTTCTGCCGCGTCAATCTCTAATGTAGTAAAATCATAATCATTTACATTAAAAAGCTGATCCACTTTGAAAGCTCCGTTTGCTACATTGACAGACTCATAGCCCATGTTGTCTTCGCTCAAAAAGAGTCTATACCCGTCTAAAAATCCGTACTTGTTGCCGTATTCGTGCGCTTTTTGGAATAACTCCCGACTTGGTTGATCCTTCTTTGCTGTTTTCAACATTGCTTCAATGATTTTATAGGGTTTCTTTGAACCTGATTTTGTCGCTGTCTCTTCTCGTATGTTTGCGCGTAACATTTCGATTGTTTTTGAGAATAAGCCTTCATAACCCGTGTAACGTGTGTTTTCTGCTATTTCCTTTTCGAGTGTTTCAAGTATCTTTGTATTTGTATTCATTGCTTTTGTTCTCCCTTCTTTATTTGCTGATTCCTTTATAACCGTCTAATTCCAGAGTGTATGTTATAAAATCCGTTATTTCTTTTTTTGTTGCATGAAATTGTGTATAACCGATGTTATAACCTTTTTCGTATGTCTTTTTGTCCGTGTCGATGATACATTGATAAATATTTCCGTTTGTGTTTGGTTTCGTTCCTAGTGTGATCTTCATATAATCGCCCCCTTTTTTAATAGTCACTATTTGCCATAACATAAGAAGCCGCCGCCCGGTATGCTTTGCGCTGTATGTCTGAAAAATTCAGTTGATCGAATAATTCTGATAATGTGATATCCGACCTATAATTAACATTTCCGAAAGCTGAAAGCGTATCAACATCAGCATCCCAATTTATAGCGTATTCATGATTGAACATTTCATACTTGAAAGCATCGAACCAATAATCATAATTATCTTTTGACGGCTCTTTACTTTTTAATGCGATCTTATAAAGTTCTATCAATCTTTCAGAGAATGCTTTATCATTTGTATAAAAGAATCCGATTGGGTTATATATCATCCCTTCTACTTCCTTATCAAATGCCGCGCTTTCTGCTTCATTTGTGCAGATTCTAAACGCTGATATTTTATCTTCGCACATTTGCGGATAATAATTGCGTAAGTAGTATTCTTTGCGTTCCGCTTCCTGATAGTCAGCAACGGCGGCCGGGATCATCTCATCAGAAAATAACTTTCTTTCGAGTGATTCCAAATACCACTTTATAAGCTCTTCATGTGTTTTGTCCTTGTGATGTAGTTCGTAATCGTTCGCATAATATAAGTGTTTGCCGTTCCTGAATACTAAAGCCGAAAAACCAAAATAGCCTTTAAAATCTACCATGTAGATTTTATGATCGTTAATATCGAACGTTATCGGCTCAAGTTCCTTCGCGTCATTTTCTGTGATTGCTTCAATTTCCTTGATTGTTTCGTAAGTTTTCATGTTTTCACCCTTTTAACCTTTCTTATTTAATCGCCTTTTGTAATGCTTCCGCTATTTCCGTTAGTGTCTGCTTTGCTTCTTCGCAGTCATCTAACAATTCTCTAATTGTGTTCGGCACTCCACGTTGACCGCGCATATTTGCAAATACTTCCACTTCTTCATCTACATCGTAATTCTCGGCGGCTTCTGAAAACTGTTTGACAAAATCTTCCGGCGTTCCGTCAAAATCAATCTCGGTTGGTATATCCTGTCCGGCTGTGTCCGTCCAAAACTCAACAAGTGCGCTATTATCTTCGATCTTGTGATATATTCCCATATCGTCTAATATTTTTATAATTCTCTTCATTTTTACGCCTTTTTAACCTTTCTTATTTGCTTATTGTGTAGTATTCGCCGTTTATAAGTAATTCCGGCTGATATCCTGCCTTGATTGCGTCAAGAACTATATCAATTAGTTGTAAAATGTTTATAATCATCTTTTCACCCCCTTTTATAAGTCCAGACCCGGCGCGACCTTGCGCGGTCTATCATGTATTGTCTGCTAACTTCTGCCGCCTTTTTTCTGATATCCTTTGTCATGTTCTGTTATCCTTCCTTTGTGCTATGTTTTGGAAAACCTATAACCAAACAAAGTGTAGTTTTATATCCGCCCTGCCTGATCTTGTAGCCCGTTTTGGCTGTTTTCCTTGCTTCTTGACTGTATTATAATCTATAACTAGTTATATATCAATATGCAGAACACACAAATTATATAACTAGTTATTGTGCATTGTGTATATTGCTAGTTGTATATCTTTCCATTATAATGAAGTCAACTAAATATTGTATGAAAGGAGGCGTG